CATTTATTCTTACAGTTTTTGTTAAATGTTTTCTCCAAGATGGCTTGACATAATAGGCATGATAGTGCGTTGCTCCTTGAGTTGTGTCATATAACTTTCCTTGAAGAGTTGCATCAGCCAACTCCATAGCCCAACCATATGCTTCAATGTCATCTATGTCCTCAGGCTTTCCATCGCACCAAAAGCTGAATTGACATTTATGTTTGATTGGTCTTTTTGGATCCCAAGAGTAATAATGTCCCTGCTTAACTACATCGCAAACATTATCGGGATATCTGCTATCAGCAACTCTATGCATTATAACTTGAGCCACTGCAACCTGCCCAACCATAGGCTCGCCACGAGCCTCAAAATAAATGGCCATGGCGAGGCATGCGACAGCACCAATCATGCTGCAACCTTTTTGCTGTAACCCATAAGTCTGAGTTGGATTGAAGTTGATTCATTAGTGTTGGCTTGAATGAACTGACGAGACAACTTTGCTCTCACTGCTTTCATGTCTAAGGTTTTTCTTGTGACCTCTGAAACAACAGCATAATGCTCTGTGCCTTCATATGTTCCTGTGCCTTGGGATTTCAGAGAGTTGACTATCTCTGCTTCTTGCTTTTTAAGATCTTCCATCTGGGATCTTATTTTTGCTAATTTATCTATCTGGTTCATTTATTTTCCTTTCTCATTTTTGTTGAGCAGTTTTACTCCGTGCTCAGGGAATCTCCTTGTTTGTTATTTACTAGCTGCAGCTAGTGGCTCAATCAACCAAGTGTCGTCATTCTTGGCATCGAACTTCGGGTTCTCCACCTCAAAGTATTTTACAACAAGCTTGTTTTTGTGCTTTGTTGACTCAGCAGCGATCCACTCAGGAACCTGATTGTCAATTGTTGTATAATCCCTTGTGTCAAGGATGAAGAAATGCTTTGTGACATTTATCACATAAACTGTATTTGGCTTGAGAGTGTCAGACTTCAAGAAGTTAATGCACTTCTGTCTTTTTTCAAGAGTGTGCCACTTGCCCTTTACACCAAGCAACTTACAAGCCTTTTCAAGATTGCTGCAAGTTATGCCTTTGGCATGTCGCTTACCACGAACACGTTTGGCCATTTGATAAGCTGGCTCGTAGGCAGTTCCACAAACTGTTGCGATCGCATATGGACCACACCATGTTGATCTCTTGTTACCGATCCAATCGGTGATTTCACGTCTGGCTGGGGTATGTTTTGTCATATTCATTTCCTTTCTCAATTAACCTTATATATAGTATCTCTCTTTTCTGGCAAAAGATCAACAAAAAAGATCAGAAGAAAGCAACTTTCTTTTCTTTTAAAATCAAACACTTATGAAAGTTTACGCCATTTTTCTACATAAATTTTCCTGAATCCTTGTTTGAGATATCCTTTTATCAGATACCAATCACCAATCCTGCCATCTTCAACTATTGGTTTCCCTAGCTTTGGATATTTGAATCTATCAATAGTTGATATAATTGGACCAGTGTCATCCTCAAAAGTCATGTTCAGCCAAAGATTATGAGTGTCAACTCTGCGACCTCCTCTTTTGGCCAAGTTAACAGTTTCATTCATATCCCTCAAGTTTTTCTCTTTTAACTTCCCGAAGAATACAAATGTTCCAGGATTGTCTGCCTCAAGATCTTGTATATCAATAATTGGTGTTTTGATGTTATGGGCTGCAGGATCTGCTTTGATGTGTCCGAATCTACGTTCGCATTCAAAAATATCGTCATATGGTGTCTCACCATTATTTAATAAATTTTCTTGACGAGGTGTCAATGGTTGTTTCATTTCACGTCTGTTAACAATATCCTCAGCCATCTTTGGACCAATGCCTTTTATTCCTATCAAGCCACCTATCAACTCACCATTTTGTACAGACCAGTTCATACCAGACTTAAATTTATCATATGGTTTATAGCCCAAGCCTTCACGAGCAACCTCACGCAAAAGCCTTACACCTTGTTCATCATCTTTCACATTGCGTAAACAAGCAGCAGCAAACTCCAGAGGGAATCTACTTTTCAAAACACAGCACCAATAACTAACCATACCATAAGCAATAGCATGACTTCTGTTAAATGCCCATGAGCCCATTGTGTTGATGTTTTTCCATATCTTTAATGCCTCATCTTCTTCAATGCCATTTTCCTCAGCACCAACTTTGAACCTTTGCCAATATCTGTCAAAGAACTCTTCACCATAACTTTTGCTCATTGCTTTACGCAACTGAGAAACATCTTCCCAACTTAACTTACCCACATCTCTGGCTATTGTCATCACTTGTTCCTGATAAACAACAACACCATATGTAACCTTTGTAATCTCCTCAGTCATTGGGTGTAAATATTCTGTTGGCTTTTCTCCTGTTCTCCTTTTGATGTATTGGGTTGTGCCACCAGAGTTAAGTGGTCCAGGACGAGCCAAAGCAGTTATTGATGCAATGTCTTCAAAATTGTGGACTTTCATTTGCCTAGTTAATGATTGAAGTGCATATCCCTCAAACTGAAATATCCCTGCATACTTTTCATCATTTAATATTTTGAAAGCACCTTCATCCTCAAGAGGAAAGTTTATTAATTTATCTCGGCTCCAACCAACTTGATCAAGCACATCTTGAAGCACTGATAGTGTCCTTAGACCCAAAGCATCAATCTTCAGAAGATTTAAGTCCTCAGCATCTTTCTTATCAATCTGGGCTGCACCTGTCTGACCTGAAACAGAACAATAAAGGCTTACAGGCTCTTCAGTAATAATAATCCCTGCTGCATGAACACCATTGTGCCTAGCATGGTTTTCCATATCAGCTGCGACACGCATCTGTGGATATTTACCCAGAACCATTCTGCCAACATCAAGTTCCTCAAACGTATCAAGTATACAAAATGCTGCACGAGAGTCACCAGAACTTCTTTCAATTATTGCACCTTTGAGGTCATTAACTTCCCAAGCTGGTATTCCTAACTCTTTGGCAACTTCTGCTATTGTTGATTTGGCTTTGTATCTTGACACTGTTCCTAGATGAGCAACTTTTTCATAACCATACTTATCTTTGATGTAATCAAAAACCATCTCACGTCTGTCGTCTTGAAAGTCAATATCAATATCAGGCAAGTCCTCACGAGTTATGTCAATAAATCTTTCAAACAACAAGTCGTGTTCTATTGGGTCAATGTCAGTTATCCCGATAAGATAACAAACCAAAGATCCTGCTGATGAACCTCTTGCTGGTCCAACTAACATATGTTGCTTTGCATAATTTATCATATCAGCAATCACATAAAAATAATCTTCAAAGTTTTTGCTGGCAATCATATCCAACTCTCTTTTCAGACGAGCCTTATACACTGGATCTTTCAGATCTATGTTTCTTGGTGGTGCTCCCTCTTCACAGAGTTGTTGTAAAGTTTTATCAGAATGAAATGATATCATTTGAGCAGTTGGCAAACTTACATTACACTGCTCAGCTATTTTATAAGTATTTGCTATTGCTGATTCTGGTGCCCATGGCAAGTTGTCTGCCCACTCCCATTCATTCAATATGTGCATTGGTGCTGTTCTGTCTTGTCTGTTTCTGCCGACCAGAACTTCATATGCCTTTTTATCTTTTGTTGTTGGGTAGTAATTATCAGATGTTGCGACAAACTCAAAACCTTTTTCCTGAGCCCACTTAAAATTATTCTTTGTGGTCATCGGGTTCAGCTCAAAATACATATTGGCTTTATTGGTCAGAGGAAGCAGTCCTAGTATTGGGTGTGTTCCTGTCAACATTATTATGTTATCGCTGATATCAAAAAGGTGCTCATAGCTTAATCTTGGGTGATAGTAGAAATGATCTTTGTCTGTGCTTTTTGTAACAAGCTGATAAAGTTCTTTCAAGCCTTCATTATTCTTTGCTATGAAACTCATCTCATTGGTTGGTTGCCTTGACCGATCAGTGGCATCTTCAACAATAGGTATCTCAACTCCGAACAAAGGCTTTTTCCCTGCTTTTTTGCAGGCATTATTGAAAGCCACATGACCCCAAGTTCCTGAGTCCGAGATACCTATCGTGTCACCACCAGTTGCCTCAATGACCTTGTTGAGTGGTCCATAGGCTTTGCGGAAACAATACTCTGTTCTTACTCTTAAATTTAACATCTTACATCAACGCATATTTTATCATTATGAATATAAGTGCACCGACGATTGAACCTACTGTTGCTGGATCCATTATATGTGTCCCTCCTTTCTATACCATTTTAATACTTCAATGGTTGCTTCAACATCAGCCAGAGACCTGTGGGCTGACATATGTTCTGTTCCTGTTGCTTCGTAATATATTTCAGCTAGTTTTCTAAACTTTCCCCAGACTGACTTGCCTATCTCCATAGTACATATATGTTCAGTTGGCCATGGGAACTTGGTGATCTTATCTGCTCTCTCAAGTTCAAACCTTAGTATTTGTCTGTCAAAAGTTAAGTTGTGGGCTGATAAGTGGCTTTCTCCAAGGAAAAACTTTGCCAAATCTTTGAAATGAGCGATAAATGGTTTTTGATCTTTTAACATTTCATCTGTTATGCCAGTTATCTTAGTAATCTTTGGATCAAGTTCGTGACCAGGATTGCACAAAAACTCAAACCTGTCAACCTCTTTGAATTCATCGTCATCAATCTTGATAGCACCGAACTCAATAATCTTAGGTTGAATGTCTAAGTCAGAACCCTCTGCTTTGGGCAAACCTGTTGTTTCTAGATCAAAGACTATCATCTAATGACTCCAATATAAATGCATAAACTCCTAGATCGTGCAAAGAGTCTTGGTGAGTCTTTGGCCAGTTTTGAGAATATCTTGTCAGCTTTGCAACTATCATATTGATAACTCCAAACCTATTATAATCCTCAACTGTTTTTAATTCAATGCCATTTGGGAACAAAGCCTTCATGACAGAGCCATGCTGTATATAATTATCACCATACTCTTTGTTTCGCTCTTTGAAAGTTTTTAGAGCATCTTCAATACAATCAATGGGGTGTTTACTCATTTTCTCTTTTCCCATCTTCGTATGCTTTCTCAACGTCTGTTTCATAATCATTTGCCTTGTCAAAAACTTCTCTTAAATCTTGCATTTGTATAGATGTTATATCAAAAAGCCTTGCGATCTTCTTATCATCTAACTCTATATCATTGCCAACTATTCTGATTCTTTCCCTCATTAGAAATCTCCTGGAGCAACTTGTAGACAGGTCAAGCCTTCACCTCTCCACATATCAACAACTGACTTGCGATCCTCAAGCACAAACCAAATATCTTTGTAATCAAAATGCTCTGAAAAAAGTTTCAACTTACATATTGGGTCTGAAGAGTTATCACCGATGCGTCTCATGATCAATCTGTCACATGGCACATCGTTAAGCCTTAACCACTTGGCTGTATCCTTGCGACAACTCTCATCACGAGCAGTCATGACAACAATCTCAGTTTCTTCGCTGTGAAGTTCTCTTACAAGGTTGCATATGTTCTCAATGGGTTTGTCACCTGAACCTGCTTTGTTGAAGGCATCATAGTCCCTTTCTTTGTAAAGGTGAATGCGATGCCCATAGTCAGACAGAGTCCCATCAAGATCAACAATGACTATACGTTTATCCATGATGGCACCTCCGTAAACTTCCACTGAGCGAAATACATCTTCTCGCCAAGATAATAATCTTTGTATGCTTTGATTGTGTCTGAACCTTTGTATTGGTCTGGCATACATTGTGGTGGGTCTGTAAAGTTCTTATCAATAGACATGTTGACTGGTAGCCTTATGAGGTGAGGTAAAAGTTTCTCACATGCGTGAGTCTTTTTGTATCGCAACTCATATTGCTCGCAAAGATTGACAAGTAGATAATATGCATACAGATAATTATCTGCACACTCTCTTATCCAAACTGCACATGGGTGATTTTGAAAGGCAGTCTTATAAAGACCAACCTTATCAGAATACTCATCGCCATCCAAAACTCTGTGAGCAGTGCATAGCAACTGTGCTGTCTCAAGTATCATTTTGACGCAATGTTTATCACAATGCATCTCAGCACATATTCTAGGATCTTCATCCAAGTAAAATATATTCATATCAGTTCCTTTCTCAGTTATATTTACTTTACTCTACTTCCGACGAGGGATCAAGTTATTTAAAGTCTCCATAGTCGATTTTATAATTGACTTTGCTCTTTTATTTGCATCATCAATCTTATCCATGGCAGCATTCAACTCCTCATAAGATATGTCTTTTTTAGGTTTCCTTTTATACAGGACATATTTTATTTGTGTTGGTGTCATGCGATACTTCTCAGCCAAAGTGTCAAGTGTCATGGTCTTTTTATCTTTGTGTATCTTGTTAACTTTATCCTGAGATATTGTGTTGCCTCTGCCCATAGTTGCCTCCTATTTGTTAAGTGCTTTGTACATTGAAGGTGCTGCCCATTCAGTTGGTGTCAAGAATGGCTCAGCCCAAGGATGCACTTTAACAACCTCACTGACCATTAACTTGAATACTTCTTGGTATTCACCTTGTGCTCTTGGAGACAAACGAGACTTTGCCATTTCACTCAGAGTCCGCAGATTAAACTTTGCGACAATGTTTGTGTGAATGTTTGTTGGCAATATTCCTCTGGCATCTTCTGCTGGGATACCTAGTTCAAGCATATTTTGATACCACATGTTTATCATCTCCATAGCTTGATCATATATTAGTTTGGCAGATTCGTTAACCTTTAATTCAAATCTTGGTGGGGTGTAATAGGTGAATCCCTCCATCTTTACTGTTCTCTGCGATTGTTGAGCATATGAACCTTGACGAGTCCTCACGAACTGGTGAGTGAATCCTCTGCTGACATCTCTGATATCAAATGTGTAGTCAATAAACTCCCATGAGGATCGTATTGTTTGAAGCATGTAGTCAAGTTCTGCTTGCTTCTTCTCCTCATCCCACTTTGATACTTTATCATAAGCATCTTCGTCATTCATCAGCCTAGTGTTCTTTGTGAACAACAATAGGTTTACTGCGTCTGATGTCGCATTAATTAATTTTACTTTCATGCTTTTATTCCTTTCTGATTATGCATAAGCCTTGTGTAGCCACTGCTACCTCTGATGAACCTCTCAATGTGTTGACAGTCTTCAACAACATCATCAAGAAGCAACTGTCGCCAAGTCGCAAAACGACCGAGCGAATATATTCCATACTTGGTTGTCATCTCAAATATGAATTGTTTTCTGAGATCCTCATTGATTGGTCGGATCTTACCATATAATTGTTCTGATTGTTTCATATCAGTCAACTTTGTAGGTTGAATGCCAAAGTCTTCCCTCAGCACAGTCATGATATGTGGACCAATGCCTTGCTCTGGCTCTCTAACATATTCTGATATAACTGTGTCACCAATCACTGATATTCTATAAAATGGTATCAATGGATCGGGATAATAAATAGTTTGATAGACATTGCACTCTGGTGAGTCAATCTTTGCTTTTTGTGTCCATATCTTTTGGTGAGGAAAGTCTGGCACATCTGGCCAACCTACAATCTTCATCAATGTGGGCATTGGTATGGTTGATATGACAGGTGTATCATTTCTTTCAATAACACTTTTGCTAAGACTCATGCCATATCTTATTTTACAATTCCTTGCCATCATGTTTATAAGTTCCCAAGGAGCAATGAACCGATCTGATGGCTCAAGGTTATTTATTGACCGACTCAATATTGCTCCTGTAACTTTTTGAGAATATAAATTACTCAAGAACAAGTTTGGGAATGTGTGATGTTTGCCATCGTATTTAATTGATTTGTGAACACGAACTTTTTTAAAAGGAATGGCACAGGCAGTTCCGACTTTATCAGTTCGGAACCTAAGCAATGCTCCATGATTGTTTGGGAGTTCTTTTTGTGCCTCATGGACTTCAACATCAAAACCACGAAGCATATTCCCTGCTAGGAGACCTGCTAAGCCTGAGCCATAGATAATCATCTACTTGCTTTCCACAAGTTCGACATTGCCCTTTTCAATATCCCATGCGAGATCTTGACGACGACCACCTTGAGTGATGTAGTCTTCATAAGACATTGTGGCACCTTTGCCACCTGCATTTATGAAAAGAGCCATTGAGTGAAACCCATGAGTGGCTTGCCTACGAGGATTCTCATCAACAAGGCATCTGATTGTTTTGCCTGCATAGGACGATGAACGACCTTTCTTTGCATCAGCTGACTTCACTTTTACTTGAACGACATTATCCACTTCTTTCTTCTCCTTTGGAGTTGTCACTCCTAGCTTGGGGTTGTATTCTCCTGAGTCCCAATAAGTTGGGGTGATGGGTGTATCCTCGACAAGTTTGAAAAGTCTTGTCACACCAGTCTTTTTATCGGAGAACTTCTTGACAGGTTTATCAGCAATCTTGTTGTATGTTAAAACCAGTCTGTCGCCACTCATGTTAACATTCGCAGCCAACTCATCAATGTTTGTGAAGAGTGCTGAACCATTGCCCATACCTTGAGCAACTTTTTTGTTTACATAGGCTTTAACTTCGTGAGTTTTAAGATCGATTGCGTAACATTTATTTTCCATGATATTTTCCTTTCTCAGTTATCAATATAATTACTATACTCTACTTTGTCAAAAAAGAAAAGCATTTTCTTTTCCTTTAAAATCAATGACTTATAATTATAATGCATAATGTCTTAATCCTCTGGGTCTCATTATATACAAATTTTCTTTTGCTCTTGTCACTGCTACATACCAGACTCTGTTCTCTTCATCTGTGTGTAAGTTTTCCCAACTCAGCCTACCCATGTCAGTTGCTAGGGCAACATTGTCTGCTTCACCACCTTTGCTCTGGTGGATTGTTGATATTGTTATTCTTGGCTTGTCACTAAACTTTTCACCATTGCGTAAACAAGATCTTAAATATTCTCTTTCGTCTGGTGCTATACCTCTTAACATTCTCATCCAATCATAATTCATTGCTTCATCAGGCAATCCAAAGTCAGCTAGGCTATAAGTATCTTTCTTTTCAATCTTAACATTGAATCCAAAAAATTGTATCATGTTTTTAGTTTCAAATAAAGTCAGGACTTTGCCTTTGCGAACTTTTTCCCAAGATGTTATTGCACGAGTCTCTTCAGAGTCAAGAGAGTGTTGACCATTATATATATAGCCATAGCCTTGTTGACGAACCACCTTTTGAAAACGATTTAACAAATATTTTGAGCGACTCATACATAACCATGTTTTCTGGTCAGAAAAATCAATCTGTTGTTCGTCTGCTAAATATTCAACCATTCCCATTTCAGTTTTTGGGCTCCATGGTTTCACATATCTTTTTCTTATCCTTTTGACGATGTCTGATGCTAAGTAATGCACTGATCTTGGTATTCTGTAACTTTGAGGCAAAACATGTCTGTCACCTTTAAGGCTTAAAAATTTATTTACATCTGCCCCAGCCCAACCAAAGATCGCCTGATCATCATCACCAGCAATGTAAACTTCACTTGCCTCAGAGGATAAGCTGATAGCCATTTTGTATTGCAAAGAACTCAAGTCTTGTGCCTCATCAAATATGCATATGTCCACTGGCAAAGCTGCATCGTATTGTTGAAGCATATCAGTGAAGTCCAAAAGACCATTTTCTTTTTTATAAACTTTCAATGACAAGTCATATTGCTTAACTGCATGAAGTGTTAAGTCATTTATATTTGAATAATTATATTGTTGCTCAACTGACCTCATGCCAACTCTTGCGAGGGATTCAATCCTTGAACATTTGTCACCCAAACCATAACCAGTGTGAATGCCTAAGTCTTCATCATAGATGCCTTTGAACTCAACACCCAAAGCCTTGCCCAACTTGCGATAGTGAACATTGGTCATTACCTCATCTCTTTGAAGACCAAGTTGTTTGAATGCAAGAGAGTGCAAAGTTCTGAAGTATGGGAATCTTCCCTCCTCAAAACCAAACTGTGCCATTGCTCTTTCTTGTGCTTCGTATGCAGCTTTGCGAGTGAAAGCAAGATAAGCAATCCTTTCAGGAGGAACTCCCCTCTTCAGACTGTCCTCTACTATCCTCAGCAGAGTTGTCGTCTTTCCTGTTCCTGGTGGTCCGAGTATTATCTGGACATACCTTTTCATCTTTTTCCTTTCTTAATTTCCAGAGCATCCACTCATAATATCTCTCTGGCTCTTTTTCCATCAGAACTCATCTGTCACTGTTGATGGGATATCAAGTTCTTCATCATCATAAAAATCAGGTGCTGGTACAGACCAAACTTTAACAGGCTTTGATTTTATGCGAAATGTTTTTCTATCCCCACCCAAGTTTCTGAGCCATGACCATATTTGATGTTGGCTTGGATAACGAAAACGTCTTGAGTCAAGATAGATAAATAAATCCTCAGACCTAAAATAAACTTTGCCCTCATCAGAGTCATGCCATGGTTTTGCATTCATTATTTCATCTTTGTGTCTGGCTTGAACCTTACCAGTCAAAAATGAATCAAGCATCTTTTCAAACTGACCTTGTGGGGATGCATCATCTGGGTCAACAACAACTTCAACTGAACTCAACAACTCATTGATACGTTGTTCCCACTTTTGAGCAGGCATTGTACTTGGGCACTTGTTTAACTTTTCAACACAAAGTTTTTGCAGTTGCCTCTGGTCAAGAAGTTGGGGAGTTGTGACCTCAATCCTCTCACCTTGAATTTCAATGTACCATCTAACTGATGATCTGTTTTCAGTTTCATACTTTGTTATGGCATCAATCTGTATTGTTGCACCTCCTGCAACTCCACCAATGCCAAAAGATCTTTTCATACATTTTGATTTTTCACAATAGTTGCATATTGGACTTTGCTTACATGTATATGCATAATCTTTTTTGCTCACTGCCTTAACCAAACCATTCACTTCACTTGAAGGCAAAGGTGTTGAGACATGCTCATAATTAAATTTCATTAAATCTTCTTGCCAGTCGTCTGGATTCTTCTTGCGATAATAAACACCAACATTGAACAAAGAAATGTTTCTTCCACCCTCAGGGAAACCCATAGTCATCAAATGTTGTAAGCAAGGTGGACCATCATTAAATATATCAACAAGGTCTGGTTTATAATTTTCAAGCTCTTCAAAAGTGGTTGATTTCTTTTCAGCTAATTTTATGAAGTTTTTTAAATCTAATTTTTTGCCATTGTGTATTGCATATCTTTCAGTCTTGTCACCATCCCAATAACATAAATTTATCCAGTTGCCTCTATCACGTTCATTTGCCCTAGATATTTGCTTGGGGAATATTTCAGCACCACCATAACCTAATGTCGCAGCGAACTCATTTAATTTGGCCACCATGTCAATAGCTGGAATAGCAGGTTCACAGAATAAATATAAATGAGCACCACCAGACTTAGACCTGCATAAAACCAAAGGTGTTTTGTTAATTTTCTTTTCGAGTTGTTCAAGCGATTCATTTAATTTTACATCTCCCCTAATGTCAACATCAATAACTCCAAAGTTGCAAGAGTTATTTTCACGCAACATTATTATTCCTAATATATAATCACCACCATTTAAATGTGATTCAAAATTTTCTTGAGTTGCTGGCTCTGCTACTGTAACTGCCCTGCCAGACATCTTGCCGTCTGATTCTGTTTTTTGAACTCTGTATTGACCATGAGCCAGTTCATAGCCTTTAAAAAGTTTCATAAATTTTTTAACTAAAGTACTATCCATCTAGATTCCTTTCTGAGTCGTCGGGGAGGAGCGAACTACATCAAACTCTCTCCCCTAGACAATGTGACATTAATAACAGGCAGTAATCTACATCACATCATCGTCTTGAGACTCAGGAGAAACCTTTACTTCACCTTGAGCAACTTGTGCTTTAAAGTTTCTTGCAGCAAGATAGATTTCTTTTCCATTCTTCAGCTTATTAATAATGCCACCAGACTCAGCATCATGGTTCATCTTAATTGACCAACCGAACCAAGAGCCTTGATCATTTTGTTCTGGGACAGTTGTAAGCTGATATGAAGTCCAAAACATCGCAGGATTTATTTGCTGACCATTAGCAACAATCTGAAGTCTGTTCATCATTGTATTCCACTGACGTGCTTTCTTCAGTTGCGACTTACTCATTGATAA